GTGGGCGTTATAGCTATCTGCCGCCGGAACGGAACAAGTTCATATCGGAGCGTTCTCTGGGAGAAAGCTGCAAAAGAGAATGTCTGGAAGGATTCTTTGTTCAGAACGCCGAGAAGAATCTGTGGTACAAGGAAGAACCCATACTGATCTTTACAACCAGAACCAGGCTACGGCTTGTTGTGGACCTGCAGGAGAATGTTAAGGCACAGGAAAATCTGGCCTATGCGCTAAAGGTCAAAATCAGCAATTTGCAGAAAATGGCCGAAACGCTGGTATGGGTACAGGAGAACAACATCAACGACCTGACAGAATTGAACGATCTGTGTAAGACAGCACAGGCCAATGCGCAGGCTGCGTATGAACGGCTGTCACAGGCAGAGGATGAACTGTACAAAACCAATGAGCAGATTCATTATGCGGGACAGTACCTTTCTACAAAAGAGGTCCAGCAGCAATTTGCGAAGGCGATTTTTAAGAAAAAATTCCGCGCAGAGCATTCCAAGGAATTGGATGCCTATGCAGAATCCGTGAAATACTTCCGGGAAGAAAACGATGGAAAACTGCCATCGCTGAAATCCTTGAAAAAACGGAAAGAAGAACTGACCAATGAAATTGCGGAGAGGAAAAGGGCATACGCTCCCCTGAAAGAAGAATCTCGGCGTCTGGAAATTGCATCGGATAATGTGTACAGCATCTTCCGAAAAACCAATGAGATGAAATCCGACCTTGCATGGAAACGCGAGTGGGCGGCCAAAGTCCGCGAAAAGGCAAGGCAGGAGCAGGCTCGACAGGAACAGCGTGAGCGTCAACCAAAACGCAAGAAGCGCAGCTATGATATGAGCCTGTAATCAGCAGGGTCTTCCACCCCGCACCCCGGAACCCTGCCGGATGCGTAAGCCCGTGCAGGACTTTCCCATTCGGCAGGGACTTTTGAAAACGATTAGGAGGAAGTTTGAGTAAAGAGTACATCAAGGCACAAACACCACTGCCCGCTTATTTCCCTTATCCGAAATTTCTGCTGCAAATGAGCCTTTCCCATACGGCACGATTGACGTATGTTTTGCTGCTGGACCGCATGACCCTTTCGCAGAAGAACGGCTGGGTGGATGTGCAGGGCCGGGCATATGTGCTCTATCCGTTGGCAGGGCTGGCGGAAGATCTTCAGAGCAGCATTTCCAGTGTCACCCGTGCCCTGCGGGAACTGGAAGCCGCACGGCTGATTGAACGGCGGTCCAATGGCTTTTCCAAGCCAAACCAGATATTTCTCGGCGTTCCCCGGACTGCGCAGAAATGCGCAATCGAGATGGCCCAAAATGAGCAGCCTGATTGCTCAAAGGTGAGCAATACGATTGCGCAAAACTGCACACCTAACCAAATAAATAAGAACAACCTAAGATTGAACCAACTGAGTAGAACCAAAGAAGCATATGGGCGTTATCGGAATGTCTATCTGGAAGATTATTCAGAACTGAAAATGGAAATTGCAGAGTTGGATTCCCTGATTGATGACCTTTCAATCTATATGCAGTCTACAGGAAAGAAGTACGCAGACCATGCGGCGACCCTGCGCAGTTGGTCAGCACGAAAGAGAAAGCAACAGAAACCGGGAACAGGCATCCCGGACTATACCTACAACGAGGAGGAAAGTTTATGACGGAAACGATCCAGACAGCGATGGACAGGCTTATGACGATCTCTGTGGAACCGCAGGACTATGTTGCAGAAGATGGGCTGCTGTACTGCGGCAGCTGCAAAACTCCCAAGGAAGCGTTCTTTCCGAATGGCAAAAAACTGTTTGGGCGTGACCGCCATCCGGCTGAATGCCGGTGCAGGCAGGCTACAAGGGAAAAGCAAGAGAAAGAAGAACGTGCAAGGCTGCATTACGAGAAAGTGCAGCGGCTGAAGCTGCAGGGCTTTACCGACTGGGCGATGCAGCACTGGACATTTGCAAACGATCACGGGCAAAATCCACAGATGCAGCTGGCACAGCGGTATGTGGCCCACTGGCCGGAAATGCGGGAAAAGAATGTGGGGCTGCTGCTCTGGGGCGGTGTTGGTACAGGCAAGAGTTTTATGGCGGGTTGCATTGCCAATGCCCTGATGGAACAGGAAGTGGCCGTCTGCATGACGAATTTTGCCCGAATCATGAATGAACTGAATAACGCCTTTTCCGGGCGAAATGAAGTCGTGGACAGGCTCTGCGGCTATCCGTTGCTTGTCATTGACGATTTCGGCATGGAGCGGGGCACGGAATATGCGCTGGAGCAAATTTATAACATCATCGACAGCCGCTACCGCAGCCGGAAACCACTGATCGTTACCACGAACCTGACCCTGACGGAGTTGAAGAACCCGCAGGATACCGCACACGCCCGTATCTATGACCGTCTGCTGGAGCTGTGTATACCGATTGCCTGCACAGGTCCCAGTATGAGAAAGGACATAGGACAGGCAAAATTGAACTTGCTGAAAACACTTCTGGCCTGAATGGGAGGAACGCAATTGAAAGAAAACGGCACAATGAATTGGCTGGAGCAGGTCCACCAGATGAAGAACCGGGATATTCGCACGATAGAACAGCATGAACTGCAGGAACTGCCGCAGGATGCAGTGGAACACGGACTGCCGCAGGAGGAAAGGCTGAAAAATCTGCTGGATAAAGTCGGAAATCCTTACTGCTATCTGGACAACGGAATTATTGTGAAGCTGAATTTCGCACCAAGAGGGTGTAGCACACTGTCTGAGCGCATTGGCAGGTGCTTTCAGGCTGCCAGCTGAAAAGGCAGAGAAGCTTTCGGCAAGCTGCTGAAAAAACACGCAGAAAAATTTTGCACTTTAATGCGATAAAGCACTGGACAAAGGGTGATGATTCTGGTAAGCTGTTTGTGGGTAAGAAAATAGGAATGTGCCAACTGAGCAGAACTTGCTCGGTGGGCTTGTTCTACATAGAAAATGTGGAGCCTTTCGCTTCTCTGACGAACAGTATTGCCGATTCGTTAAGGAGGTGGAAGGCTTTTGTTATACCCTGATATGAATTTGCAGAAGAGAACACAGCAAAATACAACCCGATACCGTACAGCCTTGTACTTGCGCTTGTCTCGTGAGGATGGCGATAAGACAGAGAGCGACAGTATTGCAAACCAGCGCACACTACTGGAAGCCTATGCCATAGACCACCCGGAACTGTGCATCGTGGATGAGTTTGTGGACGATGGTTACTCCGGCTCGAACTTTGAACGGCCTGCGTTCCAAAACCTGTTCAGGGAACTGGAGCAGGGGACCATCAACTGTGTTCTGGTGAAAGATCTGTCCCGCTTTGGACGAAATTACATTGAAGTGGGGCGTTATTTGGAACGTATTTTCCCGGTCATGCGGGTCCGGCTGATTGCAGTGACGGATAATTATGACAGCCAATCTGCGTGGAAGACCAGCGATTCCATCATGGTTCCGATGCGGAATCTGCTCAACGATGCCTACTGTCGGGATATTTCCGTCAAAATCAAGAGTCAGCTTGCGGTAAAGCGGAAGCGCGGCGATTTTGTGGGAAGTTTTGCAGCGTATGGATACCAAAAGGACCCTGCCAATTATACCAAGCTGATCGTGGACGAACTGGCAGCGGAAACAGTGCAAGATATTTTCCGCTGGAAGATCAGTGGCATGAATAATCAGAGCATCGCAGACCGATTGAATGCGAAAAAGGTGCCGTCCCCGGCTGCACGAAAGTTGCAGAGCGGTGCAAAGCTGAGCCTGCATTTCCGCAAGAGCGATGAGCCTCCATGGTCCGCCAAAGCAGTGGACCGCATTCTGCACAACGAGGTCTATATTGGAAAACTGGTGCAGGGAAAGACAAGGAGACTGGACTATCGCTCCAAAAAGAAAATGAACGTGCCGATGAGGGACTGGGTAATCGTGGACAACACCCATGAAGCAATCATTCCGGCAGAGCAGTTTGAACTGGTGCGGCGGATTCTGGAAACAGAAACTCGCAGGCCGAACGATGCCGAAACGGTGGCCCTGTTTGCAGGCTTTCTCTACTGTGGGGACTGCGGCAGTCGGCTGGTACGCAGGTCGGCCAGCTATAAAGGAAAGCGGTACATCTATTATCAGTGCTCCGGCAGCAAACAGAACAAAGGCAGTTGCACGAGCCATAATCTGCGGGATGAAAAGCTCTATAACATTGTGCGGAATGCGCTCCAGATGCAGATCCAGATCGTGATGGAGGAAGCAGAGTTTGTAGAAGGCATCCGGCAGGCCCAGCAGGAACCCTACCGTGTGCGGCGCATCGAACGGCAGATTCGGCAGCTGACTGCAGAAAAGGCCCATACACAGGGCATTAAGGAAAAATTGTATGGGGATTACGCAGAGGAAATCCTCACACGAGAGGATTTTTTGAACTACAACGAACTGTACAGCAAGCGGATCGAAGAGTATGACCGCAAAATCACAGAACTGGAAGCAGAACGGCAAAACCTACAGACTGCTCCAAACGCTTATCCGTTTCTGGATGTGTACCGTAAGTATCGAAAATTGGAAGAAATCACCCGCCCGATGATTGTCGAATTGATTGAGAAAATCGAAGTGTATGAGGGCAATCGGGTGGAAATTACGTTCCGATTCCAGGATGAAATTGCAGACCTGCTGGAGGAATTGCACCAAAAGCAGCATGAAGTGTCAGCTTGAAAGAAGGTCGTGATTTATGGCAAGAGTAAGCAAGAAAGTAAGTGTGGCGCAGCGGGAAGCCGAGAACGCGCAGCACCGTATCTGGAAAACCGCAATTTACGCACGATTGTCTGATTTCGATGATGTACTTCGGGATACGGAATCGCTGGAAGTGCAGATTTCTTACATCAAAGAGTATATCAACCACCGGGATGATCTGATGCTGCTGGATGTGTTTGCGGACAAGCGGTGCACAGGGATGAACTTTGACCGCCCGGAATTTGAACGGTTGCTGAAAGCACTGCAGGAGCGGAAAGTCAACTGCATTGTGGTAAAGGACTTCTCCCGACTGGGTCGTAATTTCGTGGAAACAGGTCAGTATCTGGAGCAAGTGTTTCCACTGTTTGGCGTAAGATTTATCGCCATCAACGATAACTATGACAGCCTGAACAGCCAGAGCCGTGACGGGATGCTGGTGCCAATCAAGAGCATGATCAACGAAATGTACTCGAAAGACCTGTCCCAGAAGATTCAGTCGTGCTTTCGTTCCAAGGAAGCACGGGGAGAAATCTATACCCCTGTTCCATTTGGCTACAAAAAGGATCAGAAGAATCATTTGATTCTGGATGAGGAAGTCAGCGATGTGGTAGTTCGGATTTTTCTCTGGAAGAAATCAGGCATGAAAGAGCTTGAGATTGCGAAGAAGCTGTCCGCGCAGGGAATCCCGACACCCTTTACGCGCCGTTGCCAGTTGGGTTATATGAAAAACACCTCACGGGTAAAGGACCCGGCATGGCAGCCAGCTTTTGTGACAAAGGTGCTGGAAAATCCGGTTTATACGGGAACTATGGCGTATAACCGCATCGCCTACGATGAAACGTATCGGAAAATTGGAGAAAATCCACGGGAAAGCTGGCGGATGGTGCCGGACAACCATCCGGCGATTATCAGCTGGGAATTGTTTGATGAAGTTTCCGCATTACGGGAAGCCGAGCAAGCAGTCAAGGAAGAGCGAAAAAAGTGGTGCAGACAGCGCAGAAAGAACAATCCGAACATCTTCAAAGGCAGAATCTTTTGCAAAAAGTGCGGAGAAAAATTGGTTTGTCATTGGCAAAGTGATGGTACGCTGTATTTTTACTGTGCATCTTGCCATATTTCAATTTCAGAGAAAGACCTATGGAACGGCATTAACAAGGAGTTGCACCAGCGGATGGAAGAACACCGTGATTTGCAGAAGCTGGTACGGAAAAGCTCTGGAAAAAGCAAACTCCAATCAAAAGAAATAGCTACAAAACGTGAAATTGAACAGGCGTCAGGCAGTATCGTTCGACTGGAATCACAGAAGCGCAGCGGCTACGAGCAGTATGTCCTTGGAAAAATATCAAAAGAAAAGTTCATGGAATTGAAGCAGGATGCAGAAAATGAAATTGAGGCATTCAGACAGACAAAAGCTGAAAAAGAGGAAGAACTGGCCGTTGTTCAAGAAGAATTGCAGCAGAAAAAGCAAATCGCAGGCAACACAGAGGTTCTTTTAACAGCAAATAATCTGCAGCAGTATGTAAAGAAAATTGAAGTGGATCACAAGAAAAATACTTACACGGAATTTGTGTTTTAACGAGGAGAACAGACGATGAAAGAGAAGATCTATGATGCCCAGACAGGAATGGAATATGTTTTGGTGGGTGATTATTATCTGCCAGCCTTGAAATTGCCACGGACCCGTCCAATTGGCCACTGGGGGATGCTGCACAAGGCGTACTTGAAACTGCGAAAACCGGCCTATTACCAGAGCTTGCTGCTGAGCGGAAAACTGGATACTGTTTTAGCAAATGTGGAAGAGCAGGCAGTGGAACGATATGAGGTTTTGATCGAGCAACTGAGCCAGCGGGAGGGCGTATCGGAAAAACTGAAAGAAGAAAATCAGATGGAGTGGGTACGCCGTATGAGAAATCTGGAAAATCGTGCAGAGGAAATCGTAAAGGCAGAATTGATCTACACGTTTGAAAGGCGGTGAGCAGCAGATGATCGGAACCTATTACCGGCTTTCACTTGCAGACGAGGATGTGGGTGCTGATAAGGCCGAGAGCAACAGCATTCAGGGCCAGCGCGGACTGGTAGAGGGGTATATCATGGCTCACCCGGAACTGGCTGCAGAGCCGCGTCAGGAGTATGTGGACGATGGCTACTCCGGCACCTCCACGAGCCGCCCGGCGTTCCAGCGGCTGATTCAGGACGCGCAGGATGGCAAGGTGAAAACAATTATCGTAAAGGACTTTTCCCGGTTTGCCCGCGATTATATCGAAGCAGGCGATTATATGGAGCGCATTTTTCCATTGCTGGGCGTTCGATTCATCTCTGTCAACGATGGGTATGACAGTGGAATGCAGGCCGGGAACGATGTACGCGGACTGGAAGTAGCCATTAAGAACATCATCAACGCATCCTACAGCCGGGACCTCTCCGCTAAAATCGCAGCAGCAGACCATGTGATGCAGAAAAAAGGAATGTATCTCGGAGGATACCGCCCGTTTGGATTCCTGCCGGACCCGAACGATTGCCATAAGCTGATCCTCGACCCGGTAGCCAGCCAGTATGTACGGTTGATCTTTGAACTGGCATTGCAGGGCAACAGAACAGGCACCATCGCAAAAATCCTGAATGAAAAGCAGATCCCGACCCCGGCAGCGTATCATGTGGCGGAAAGCCATGTGTACAGCGAGCAGAAAGCATGGGATCTGCAGCGCAGCCATTGGACAAGTGGAACGGTTTACCATGTTCTGAAAAATGAGAAGTATAAGGGAACCTATGTGGGCGCGAAATTCATTATGCCGGTTCCTTGCAAGCATCGGGTCCTGCGCGCTCCCTTGAAACAGCAGGTACGAATTGAGGACAGTCATGCCGCCATTGTGACCCCGGAGGAATTTGAACAAGCACAAAAGGTTATTATGCTGCAGCATGGGAAGCATCAGGCCGGAAACTACACAAAACACCAGTATCCCTTGAAAGGCAAGGTCTATTGCGGCTACTGCCAGAAGCTGATGAAATATCGTGTACTCAAGAAGCTTGGCCCCTCGTTTAACTGCAGATTTTCGGCCACAGCGGTGGACAGCCCTTGCAAGCGAATCCCGATCTCTGAGAAAATGCTGGAAGAGATTGTCCGAAACGCGCTGACAGTGCAGATAAAGCAGGCGGAGCATATACTGGAAATCCTGCACGAACGGGAACGCAAAGCGTTGATTTGCTTCTCCGCACTGGAACGGCAGGAAGAAAAGCTGAGTGAAGAAAAGGCAGAGATCGTAAAACAGCGCGTCGCGCTGTATGAGCAATACGCCGACGGGAATATGAGTAAGGAAGAGTTCATCCGGCAGAGAGATGCCTACAGAGTGCAGGAAGATGAAAAGATGGAGCAGATCCAACGGCTTCGCACCGAGAAAAATCAAATTTTCCAGCCTGTGAAGAAGGATACGGATAATTTGCAGACTGTCATGAGTACTGTAGAAGAAGCAGGCGATGTGATGCACTTATCACAGAATGTGGTAGAAACCTTTATTGACCGCATCGAGGTTTTCAACGATGAACGTGTGAAAATCCATTTTACATTTGAAGATGTGCTGGCAGGCTATGCAGAATGAGCCGTAGCCAGAATCAATGCAGTAAGCAGAGTTTTTCTTGTAAGAACATGAGTTTCATGGTATCATAGAAGCAATAAAAAGTCTGTGTGTGGCTACGCGAAAGGAGCAGCAGAGATGAAAAAATTGAACATCCCAGTTGGTATTTCGGACTTTGAGAAGATTCGGAACGGTGGGTTTTATTATATTGACAAATCTGGCCTGATTACGGAAATTTTGGACGAAAAAGCAGAAGTGACACTTATCACTCGACCACGGCGTTTCGGTAAGACGCTTGGCATGAGTATGCTAGAAAGCTTCTTTGACATCCGTAAAGACAGCAAAAAACTGTTTGATGGGCTGGAAATTGCAGAGCATCAGGTATTATGTGATGAGTGGATGAATCAGTATCCTACAGTCTTTATTTCATTCCGACAGGTAGACGGTTTGGATTTCACTGGGGCATACGATATGCTCACAATGGTGATAGCGGATTTGTACAACAAACATCTTTATTTGCTTGATAGTAAAAGTGCTACAGAATTCCAAAAAACAGCGTTTGAGCATCTTGCACATGGCAATGGTTCTATAAAAGAAGTTAAGAGCAGCCTTATGCTTTTGACAACGATGATGCAGAGCTATTATGCAAAGCCTGTAATTCTTCTTATAGACGAGTATGATGTCCCTGTAGCAAAAGCAAATAACAACGGTTATTATAATGAAATGCTCGATGTTATGAAAGGCTTGATGCAGGCCCTAAAAGACAATCAAGCACTTCAGTTTGCAGTTGTTACGGGCTGCTTAAAGATTGCGAAAGAAAGCATTTTTACGGGAACAAATAATTTTGTATCGGATACTATCACAAATTCTCGTCTGAACGAGTATTTCGGATTTGTACAGAGTGAGGTTGACCTGTTGCTAAAGGATGCTGACTTGACAACGCAGGCTGAGAGCATCAAGAAATGGTATGATGGATACCATTTCGGAGCCTTTGATGTTTACTGCCCGTGGGATGTAATGAATTATTTGCTGGAACTGCAGCGCAATCCGAAAGCTAAGCCTATCAGCTACTGGAAAAACACCAGCGATAATGCCATCATCCGTTCCTTTATTGACTATGCAGGCAGTACCATCACAAATAAACTTGAAACGCTGATGGCTGGTGGCTGCATCGTTCAGCGTGTGGATGAAAACCTGACCTATGATTATCTACATTCCTCAGAAGACAATC